CCAAATATAATCAAGTTTTAAATAAAAGTCAATAAAAAATAAAATAAAATTTAATTGCCGTTTAAACGATATTTATATATATTTACTCTCAACAAATCAAAAAAGGATTGAATATGATGACAACACTCACTTTTAAACTCGATGAAGAGCTTAAAGCAAAGATTGAAAAAACAGCAAGTGAAAGCGGTTTGCAAATGTCTAGCTTTATGCGTGTTTTAGTTTTAGGTCACTTTAAACAAAAGGAAGAGCAAAAATGACCAAAATGGAACACGATCTAATAATCGAGATTTTCGGCAAAAATGAGCCGATTGTTTTGGAGCGAACAGAGACAGAAAAAATGGACAAGCACAATGAATTTGAGCGTCAAAAAAAGATTTGGCGGGAGTGGTTTTTGGATGGTTCATTTACCTTGAGTGGTTTGTTCACTCTGCAAATCACTCCAGCGATGCTACGAAAGAAATTTTCAAGCTATGAGAATTTTATCAATTACAAGCCGTTGAAATGGTCGGGTGAATTTATGGGGGTTTGGTGGTGAAATAAATATTTAATAAATCGCTTGACTGCAATAAACGAATAATGTAAATTTATTACACAAACAAACAAGGAGAATAGAATGGAATTAAATTTAAAAAAAAGTGGTCGCAAAACTATCACAAAGTCATTTAGTTTAAGCCCTAAAACTGCTGAATTTATCGACTTTTATAGCAATGTTGAGAATTGCACAGCATCAAGCATTATTGATGAATTAGTTGCTCAATTTAGAACTAGGAACTTCCCAAATTATGGCGTTGAAACATTTAACAACGAGTTTTAAATGAGCGAGTATGAAGATAAAAATTTAGGGTACTTTACATTTTACCCCGCTGATTTTTTGAGTTCAACAATGCACTTATCAAATGAGCAAGTTGGCGCATATATGCGAATCCTTTGCTTTTTATGGAAAAAAAAGAGAGCAAGAGAAACCGAATTAAAAGCTGTAGGTTATGGTTCGGTTATCCCAAACGAATCCCAATGGTTAAGCGTAAAAGAACTCTTGGTTAATGATGGCGAGTTTTTTTGGTCAAAGCGAATGGAGTTTGAAAGAGAAAAAGCAATGAAAGGATATATCGTAAAGTGCGAAAATGGAAAAAAGGGAGGAAGACCAAAGAAAAATAACCTAAACGAAACCGAAAATAAACCTATAGGTTATGATTCGGTTAACCTAAATAAAACCGATGGGGTAAGCAATCAGAATCAGAATCAGATTATCATAAATGATAAAGAAGACACACACATTCCTGCGTGCGAGAAACTCGACTTTACCGATCGAGAAGTGGTTCGGACTGAATCAACGCAAATTCCAACAAAAGAAATTGCAAAAGCGTGGGCGGATTATCATTTTCAAAAACTTGATTTTGATGTTTGGTTCAAACATTGGGATTCTTTGGGGTGGAGAGATTCAAACGGGAGACCAGTGAAGTGGCAACAAAAAATGGCTTATAACGCAAAGGAGAGAATGTTTATTAAAGCGACAACAACGGCACAAAAACAACAATTCAAACAACCAATTTACGATGTAGATTCGTCAAGAGCGACAATGATGAAAGTCTACGAAAAACTTAAAGCACAAGAGGTGTAAAATGATCACAAAAGAAATTTTCTTTAGCAAAATTGACGAACTACAAATGAACTTTAGCCACCAATTAACAGAAAAATTATTAGAGTTTTACTTTAAAAAATTAAACGAGAAGATGAACGATGTATCATTCGTGCGTGCTATTGATGCCCTCGTTGATGGAGAAGTAAAGTTTTACAAGTCAGCAGTCAATCCAATTCCAAATGTGACGGAAATATTGAGTGCAGGACGATCAAAAATAAATCGTGAAGAATATCTGGACTCGGACGATGTGAAAATGTTATTGCGTCAGCGTGTGTTAGAATTTCGGGGGGTGTTTTGGAATCGTACACCAATCCATCGAAGATACGATGAGGTAAAAGAAAAATTTGACCCGATTGATAGAGAAGTTTTGCTCAAATTTTATGATAAACTTTCGGAAGATTTGCAATTGTGGATCACTCAAAGAATCGGAAAAGAAGCGTTTTTTGGATTACTTGAAAGTGGTGAACACTACGACCGATACAGCGAGCAACACATAGAAAATTCATATTTTGCTGGTGTGAAAAATAACTTGTTGAGAAAATTTGATGAAGAAAACGGAATAGCAATCGAGCCACCAAAAAACAATTTTGGACTTGATGGAACGCAAGGATTATTGAAATGAATCAATGGAGACCACGAAAATATAGCAGAGACCCAATTGAGCCAATGCGCAACAAAAAAGGCGACATTGTACTCGATAAACACGGCAATCCAGTCGATATGCGTACAGATGAGCAAAGGCGAGAAGACACAGAAGACTATCGCAAATGGTTATTCCTGCGTGAGAAAGATCATGCGTTTATCAACATGAAAAACTATGATGCAATGACAGGCGTGCCAAGCGAGCAAGAATACTTTCGTTGGAAAAAAACAGGACTTTGGGATCAAAAAGATGGAATAATCCAAGAGCCGTTAAATCTCGAATATTGGCATAAAATCATGGTTCAAGATAAATTTTGAGCCAAAAATATATATTTTTGCTATATTTGAATTTATGAAAATCAAAAAACTTATACACTTTTACGAATTAGAAATCTATGACGGGCTGAATCGACTTGCTCAAGAGGGCGGTTATTCGACTTTGACTGGCTTTTTAAATTCGGAATTTGTAAAGATTGTAGGAGAGGGTGATTTAAGGCTAAAAGATAGTGTAGGTATAGATAGATATGACTCACACGATAAAAAGGCTAAAAACAGCCTTAAAAGTGGCGAGGAATTGAAATGAGAATGACTATCATCAAGCCAAATAAAGCTAAAAGAGTTTATACGCAAGATATGTGGATCAGAAATCAACAAAAACCACAAATCAAAGCGGAAGAATTATTTTACGCTTTCGGAATATTTTTTATCGGTGTACTTGTCATGACTTTAATGTATTTTAACCATCAAAAAACATCCGAAAAACAACGAATCGAAACGATGAAAAAAGCGATTGAACAAACGAAGAGGTATTGAGAATGAGTGAAACAACAAAGAAAACGGAAATTTCTATCCCTATGAACGATATGATCTTAAAAAAACAGAGATTATCTGCTCAAGCTGGCTTATGCTATGATGAAATTTTAGAGGATTCAGCGAAATTCCCAAATGTTTTTTGTGTACAATTTGGCATTTTAACACAGATGATCGAAGATTTGTAAGATGACTATTTTTACAGACAATAGCAAAGTAAATGAGAATCTTTTAGCCGAAAATGAGCAGTTAAGATTAGAAAACATTCGATTGATGGACACAAATATGCGATTAATGACTGAGATCGAAGCGTACAATGTTTATGTTTTGAATAATGCTAAAGTGGGTGTAAAATGACCCAAAACAGACTCAAAAAATACGGGAAAATGCAGTTTACCTGCTCAAAAAAAGAGCAAGTCCAAGAAGTAAATCTCAAAGAAGATTGCAAATTTCAAGCCCAGTTAAAAGAAGCAAAAGCCTATTTTAGCGAAATTGACGAGGAAGCATCAAACGCTAAAAGACTCCAAGAACTAAAAAATGAAGTCGATGTGATAATTGACGAACTCATACCAACACTAAAAAAACTTAGTGATTTAAGAAAGAAGATGAATCAATGAGCAACATGACATACGCTGACACACTACTAAAAAAAATTAGTGATCTCGAAGATGAAATTATAGTTTTGAAAAACGAAGCAAAAGCAAATCAAGAAATGATTGAGTATTTGGAAGAGTTTTACAAAAACTTTGTGATGAATTTTGATGCGCTTATTAATGGAGAGAAACAATGACTGATTTGGAATATTTAACAAAAACAATTAAGAAACTTGAATCTGATTTAGATGCCACTACTGAAAAATTTAAAATGGAAGTGAGCAAGATGAGTCAAGAGCAAATCAAAGAGAAAATGAAAGATGAAGTATTTGCAGAAACTTATAACGAGGTATTTAATAATGGGAATTAGAACAACTTTCAGCGGGTCGGGAATGATTGATAGACACGAAGCACTTGAAAACGATGATGAAAAAGTAACGCTAATTGAGGACTCAGTAAGTGAAAGCGAAGAGTTTGATCCTTGCTTTGGGAGTGAGGAGTATTCATCGTGACAGATATTAAAGCAATAGTTTTAGCAATATTGATTGGTTCAGCTATTATGATTCCTTTATCAATTCTTTTATCTTCAAAAAATAATGAGCAAAAAACTTATACACAACTTCAAATCGAAAAAACAAAACTCGAAATTATGATACTGAAAAAACAATGTGAGGTGTCAAAATGAGTGAGGAAAAGGTTAAAACTTTTGAGGAAAACCATCTAAAAGAAGCCCCTCAAAAGGTTAAAGAGGCTCAACAAAAAGGAATTGATCGGCTTTTAAAACACATTGAGGATGATATGATTGAAAAAGGATATATAGTAAATGAGACCATTTCCAAAACTAAAAGAATTTTATGATGAAGAAACTCGAAATATAGCTTTCGGGAAAACATCAACAGAAATAATCGAAGAACTTGCAAAAAATACAGAGGGCGAGTTTTTGCAAGTTAGAAAACCATTAAAAAGAGAGATTAAGTAAATGGAACAGAAAGAGCCAAAGCTAACCCCTAAGCAGTCCGCTTTTGTGGATGCTTATTTGGCTAATGGTGGAAATGGCACACAAGCGTGTATCACTGCAGGATATAGCGTTAAAACAGCTCAAATGATGGCTACTGAAAACCTTTTAAAACCTTTGATCAAAAAAGCTATTGAATCAAGGCAGAATCCTATTAAAGAAAAATTCAAAGTCACTCGTGAATATATTGTCGAAAAGCTAATCAATGTTTTGAATGATGATGTAAAAGACTCAGTTTACATTAAGGCTATTGAAGTTTTGGCTAAAGTGACTGGACTCAATGAACCCGAAAAAATCGAGTTGAAAACAACAATGTCACCGATTAAATTTAATATCAAATTTAAAAATGATGGAAGTTGATTATTATCCTTTAAGCGATAAATATGAGGGGCTTTGGATGCCCACAAATATTTATGAACTTAAAATAATTGAGGGCGGTCGAGGTGGTGGCAAATCAGAGCATACAGCCGAATATGTCATCATAAGAGGGTCAAGCGAAAAGATTAATATATTCTGTTTGCGCGAGTTTCAGTCATCTATTGCAATGTCATCAAAGCCCCTTTTAGAGCGAAAGATTCGCGAATTGGGGCTTTCTGAATTTTGGCAAATTTTAGAAACTGAATTAAGGTGTGTTAATGGAACTATAATAAAATTTATGGGAATGGCTCGCAATATCCAAAACTTAAAAGGTTTAGATAATGCGTCTTTAGTTTGGATTGAGGAAGCAGAAGCAACTTCACAAGAGTCATTGGACTTTGTTTTGCCGTCAGTTCGTGGTAAAGATCAAAATGGTGTTTTGAATTGTGAAACCATTATCACATTCAATCCAAGATATGCAACAGACCCAGTTGCAAAACTATCAATGAACCCGCCCGAAAAATCATGGACTCAAAAAATATCTTGGCGAGATAATCCGAAATTTCCCGAAAATTTAAGACGATTAAAAGATCGTGATGAGCAAGACGATTATGAGAAATATTTATGGGTGTGGGAAGGTGAATATATTGCGTCAGATCAAAGATCATTTATCTCAAGCACTCATGTCGCAATGGCACGAAACAGAACCCCAATATTCGACAAGTCATCTCCTATCATTGGCGGTTTAGATGTGGCTCGCTTTGGTGGGGATAGAATCGCTTTGGTAGTTCGTCAAGGTGCGATTATTCTAGCAGTTGAGATCATCGAAAAAGCCGATACAATTGATTTATCCGATTGGGCGGTCGAAATGATTATCAAGCACAAAATAGAATTTTTGAGCATTGACTCGGCTGGTTCTGCTGGTGTTTATGACCTTGTTAAATCTATGAGTGATGTGGAAGTATATGCGTACAATGGCGGTCATTCGGCAGAGCAAGCGGATAAATACAGAAATTGTCGCGCTGAATCTTGGGGCCGCGTTAAAGATTGGTTTAAGAATGAAGGTGCGATTGACAAATCCGATTATTGGGATGAAGCAACAAGGGTGCTTTTTAAATATGATGAACAAAACAGAGTGCAATTAGAATCAAAAGAGATCATGCGGTCAAGAGGTGTTAAATCACCTGACATAATTGATGCATTGTCAATGACTTTTATTAATATATTTGGTAGGTCAAAAACACGCGAAAAACTCAAAGCATTAAGGCGGTCAAGATGAGTGAGCAGTATTACAAAGAGAATCCAAAAGTGGATGAACAACGGCTGAATTATATGAAGTCTTGTATGGAAGAAATGAATAGTTGGTGGTCAAAGCAGTATGAATTTTGCAGAAGCCAATTAGAATTTGCATCGGGAGCGCAAGAAGATAACGAAATCTTTGACGAGCGCAAAGCCCAAAAAAGACCAGTGATGACAATGAATATGATGCGTCCATTTATCAATGATGTGGTCAATCCATTGCGTTTAAATCCGATTGGCATTTTAGTTGAGCATCCTGATGAAGAAGTGAGCGACGATCTTTCGGGTATTATCCAAGCCGTTGAAGATGATGGAGAAGCCAAAGAAGCCTACGAGGTCGCTTTAGAAAATGCGGTCATTTGTGGCATTGGATGGATTGTTTTACGCAATGAGTTCAAAAACGGAAAGAGTGGTAAACAACGCATTTGCTTTGACACTATCAACGACCCGTTGACTTGTTACATTGACCCGTTTAGCGAATCTGTGACGGGTAAAGATGCACGCTATGGAATGCAGTTGAGATGGATCGACAAGAAGTTTGCAGACTCAAAATATAAATTGAGTGAGGGTGGAGTTTGTCCTGTTGACATCTATACTGGATGGGCTGACAATCTACCCGATTCAGTTGCTGATTTGGTATTTTATGAGCGTATTGAAGTCCTAGAGTCAAAAGATGAAGAGGATGACAAAGAAGATGAAGAGCCTAAAGAAATTGACTTGACTAAAAAGCCGATGAAGAAAGAAAAAGAAGAACCTGAATTAGTATTTAAGGTTCGCGCGTCTCGTTGGATTGGCTCTAAATTAGTGAGTGAAACCATTCTTGAAATGGACTATATTCCATTAATTCCAGTCTATGGTGATCGTGTTTATTTACCAAAAGCGGGCATTCGGTGGGTAGGTCGCACCTATTGGCAAAAGCCGTTTCAAGACATGATTAACTTATACGCAAGCTATGAAGCTGAATCGGTTGGATTGACTCCTATTCGCTCGTTTGTAATGGCAGAGGGGCAAGTGGAGGGCTATGAAGAAGAGTGGGTGAATGCTCATAAAGAATCGGGCTTAAAAGTATATCGTGAAACTTCTTTGAATGGTACTACTTTACCACCTCCATCAAGCATGGACAACACTATCAACAATCAATCTATGTTAGTGGGTCGTGATTCTTCATCTCAAGGAATGCAACAAGCTATCGGGGCGAATCTATCCGCAATGACGGGTGGCGGTGTTGGTTTAGAAAGTGGTAAAGCGGTACTTTTAAGACAATTAAAAGGAGATATTTCAAATGCTCAATATATTGACAACCTTTCAAAATCTGTTGCGCAAACTGGAAAAGTTCTTTTGCAAATGATGGCTTGCATTTTTGATGTGCCACAAGTTCATGCAGTCATGGCTGAGGATGGCAAAATTGAGTTTAAAGAAATTGATCTATCGGAAATTTTAGATAGTGATGACATGGACTCAATTCGCATTTCTGTTTCAAGTGGTCCAGCTTATGAATCAAGAAAACGAGAGGAATTAAATGCGATTATCTCTATCGGTCAATTAGTGCCCGAACAAATGGCAATGATGAGTGATGAATTGGTTCGCGCTATGGACTCGCCGTTCAGCCGTAAATTAGCCGACCGATTACATAAATTACTCCCCGAACAATTGCAAGATCAACCAAAAGATGCGCAAGTCGACCCGAAAGCATTGGAAGTTATGGCACAAATGCAACAAGTCGATGCACAAAAAGATCAAGTTATCCAATATCTTGAACAAGAGATGCAACGAATGCAAAATGAGTTGTTAGTTCTTCAAGAGGGTGCGCGAGTATCTCTTGCACAAACGCAAATGAACAACGAAACCAAGTTGCAAATAGCGGTCATGCAAGAGGAGCAAGAAAGTCAAAGACAAGCGCAAAAACTTGCACAAGATGCTCAACAATATCAAACCGACATGGTGACGAGTTTGGTTAAGGATATTGACAAAGACCGTAAAGAAGCCCGAAATCAACCATTAAACAACGCTCCAATGGATTTGCCTTTGTCAATAATCGACAAAATGAATCAATAATTGTGAATAGTTTATAGAATGTGAATAAAACTATTCACATTCTATTTATTTGTGTGAATAAAAATATATATTTACTCTCAAAGGTTACGCGTCCTTTATCGCGGTCATTTTTAGAAAGTGGAATTGTGCCATGAGTGAAAATACACAAGTCGAAGTTAATGCAGATGCTTCTCAAAATCAGCAAACGGAATACACACCCGAAGTTGTGGAAGTTGAAACCGAAGAAGGTCAAGAGCAAGCCACAGAGCAAGTTCAAGACACTCCAAAAGATGAAGAGCCTGAATGGTTCAAGAAAAAGATCGGGAAGCTAACTGCACAAAAGCACGCAGAAGCACAAGCGCGCCAAGAAATTGAACGCAGAAATGCTGAGTTAGAGCGTAGATTGCAAGAGTTAGAGCGTCCGAAGATTGACCCTCAATACCTCCCCGAAAATGAGCGCATTGCTTATTATGCACAAGAGGAATTGAGAAAGAGTCAACAAGCCCAACAAGCCCAATATGAGCAAAATCAACGCGCTCAAGAATTGGCTAAAAGGCATATTGACAATGTGGTCAAAGCTAAGGAAAACCCCGAACTAGCTGACTATGATGATGTGATTAATGAAGCAATAGAAGCGGGCTTAAGAATACCAACGAATACAATTTCGTTTATTCAAGAGTCCGATTTTAGTGCAGAGTTGACTTATCATTTAGCAAAAAATCCAATGGAAGCCCTCAAACTTTCAAACATGAATGAGAGAGAGCAAGAGCGGTTTTTAACAAAATTAGAAACAAAAATTGAATTAAAAAAAGAGCTTGCACCTATCAAACAATCAAAAGCCCCAGCCCCGATTGCCAAAGTAGGATCGCAAGGAGTGTCTAAAACCAATGCACCTCCGATGGATGGTGATGCATACTGGGCTTATTACCAAGCCCAAAAAAGAAAGAAGTAAAAAATGGCTGATATATTCACCAATACCAATCAAGTCGTTAACGAAGCATTAGCGCGTTTTAACGGCAGTTCTCAAGCCCTCGACTTTTGTACAAAAAAATACGAAGGTCGCTTTGCAAACAAGGGCGCACAAATCGGTGTATCTGTTGATATTCCTCGCCCAACTCGCTATAATGTTACTAATGGTGCTGACATCACTTCTGCTATTGCAGGCGGACAAGGTGAGTTTCAGTCTTCAACAGTGACATTGACTATCAATCGTCAAAAAGTTATCCCATTGCAAATCTCTGATCTTGATTTGACGATGAAAATGGATGACTTCTCTGAGCAAGTTCTCGCGCCACAAATGGAACGTTTGGCTCGTGATGTTGACTTTGATATTATGAGTGTTGCAATGCAGTCAGCGGGTTATCGTCCATCTCGCACAGTCACAAACTCAATCGCTCTTGCTGACGTGGTTAAAGCAAATGCTTATTTAGGTGCTAACTTTGCTCCTAAAAATCGTGGTTTATTCCTCGATGCGTTCGGTCATGCCGATATGGTTGATACTAATAAAGGCTTATTCCAATCTTCAACAGAGATTGCGAATCAATACGAAAAAGGTATTATGGGAATTTCGGGCGGTTTCAAATGGTATTCAAGCGAATCATTGCCCGTATTTACAGCAAGCGGAACAATCACAGGAACAACAGTAAATGGTGCAGTTGCTAATAATGCGACTACAATTGTTTTTGCTGGTGTTACTGGTGCTACTTCAATTAAAGCGGGCGCATCATTCACAGTCGCTGGTATTTTTGAGATTGATCCACAAACTTTAACTGCTCGTAATCGCTTGAAAGTGTTTACTGTTGTATCCGATGCTACTGTAACTGCGGGCGCGGCTACTGTTACTGTTGCTGAAGCATTGACCTATACTGGCAATCGTTCTTCTCAAAATTTGGCGATCCAAATTCCAAATGGCGCGGCGGTCACATTCCTCGAAGCTGCAGCGGTGGGCTTGAGTGGTCAAATCGGTCTAGCTTTGGCGGAAGGTGCAATCGCATTCGCTTCTGTTGACCTTGAAATGCCGGGTCTAACCAAATATGAGCAACGTTCAAACATGAACGGAGTTTCTATGCGCATCACTAAGGGTTGGGATGTTCTTACATCTAAATCAATTTGGCGTGCAGAGATTCTCTATGGATTGCGTGTTTTGCGTCCTGAGTTCATTGCGTCAATCATGGGTAAAGTTCAATAATTTTTTGAACTTAAGAAAGGGCGGTGCTTTGTTGCATCGCCTTTTTTATTTATATTTATATAAAATTTAAGGAGTTGATTTATGGAATTTCCAAAATGTATTTATTTAAAAGTTCAAGATGAGAGCGTAAAAGAAAACGGCTCTTATGTAGTAAAAAGTGTACATTCAATAGAAGAAGAACTTGAAGCAATGATGTCGGGCGAATGGGTTAAAACTTTGGGCGAGATAGTCCACACAATTGATGAAGTGGTGAAAAGAACTCGTAAGAAAAAAGAGGTTCTAGATGAGCAGAACGATTAGACAATTAATCATAAGTGCCTATCAAACAGTAGGGCGAACGGCTCTTGGTGAGATTCCTGAGAATGAAGAAATTAGCTGGGCTTTAACCAAAGTAAACGGCATTATCTCATCTGTGGGTTTGGATGCTCAATTCCCATTTGTGCAGTCATCAAATACTTTTAATATGGTTTCAAATGATGGAGTGTACACAATTGGATTGAGTGGTCAAGATATTACTTTGGTTCGCCCTCAAGATGTTTTGAGCGCATCATTTTTGTCTGGCGGTGTTTTATATCCGATTGATAAGATAAGCCCTCAAGACTTCGATACGGCAGTTCAAGACACAAATCTATCAGGTTATCCAAAATATTTCTGCTATCGTGGAGATATGCCAAATTCAACAATTCAATTTTACCCAAAGCCAAATTCAAACTATCCATGTACAATTGTATTTGATAAACTGATTAGTGAATACGATTTGAATGATGTGATTAGTTTGCCAAATGGATATGATTTTTGGCTTGAGTGGGCTTTGTGTGGTGTTATTGCAATAGCGACTAAATTAGACCCTACGGCATACGAAATAAAGGCAGAACAAGCCCTCGCAAGGGTAAAGAGATTGAACCAAAAGAAACAGCGGTCTATCTCTTCAACTCTATCAAGTCGGGGCGGTGAAAATTGGAATATTTATTCGGGAACTAGGTATTAAATGCCCTATTTACCATTTATTTCTCAAAACTATGTACATCGATCAAATTCTGTTGCATCACAAGCGACTATCAATTTTTACATGGAAAAAGTAGAAGTGCCCTCAAGGTCACAATATTGTTTAATTGGTACGGCTGGAGTCGGTGTATTTTCCGATTTGACAAGTTTAACCGAAGAAAATGACTCTTGTAGAGGTATTTATACATCGACTTTTGGGCTTGTTTATTCTGTTTTTGGGGCTAAATTACTCAAGACTTATAAAGATACTTTGGGAGCGGTTATTACTGATTTAATCGGCACTCTATCAACTGCATCGGGTGTTATTTCAATGGTCGATAATGGCAAATATTTGACCATTGCGGATGGATCGTCTATCGTCAATGTAGAGTTATCTACAAATGTGATGACTTTTACAACAATTCCATTTGACACACCTACAAGATTGATTTATAAAGGATTGCGAATATTCTGTATCAATGAATCAGTCTTAACAAATCAATTCGGAAAACTAAACAATCAGATATTTTACTCGGATGCGGGGCTTGATGGTTGTTTGACATGGGATGCGTTGAGTGTTGTAAGTGCCGAACAATCTCAAGACCCAATCGTGACAATGGGAACGAGTGCTGGGAATATTTGGTTTTTAGGTTCGCGTACTTTAGAAGTTTGGGCGGGTTCGGAAAATCCAAATAAGCCGATTACATTTGTCGCTGGCGGAACTGCTGAGATTGGATGTGGTGCGAAAAATTCAGTTGCTCAAATTGGGGATTCTCTTTTTTGGTTAGGCTCTTCAAGTGCAGGTGTGAATCAAATATTTACAAATCAAGGATATTCAGCGGTAAGAATTTCGGA